TGAATTGATTGACTATAAAGGATTCTTTATTTATGCTGACCGTGAAACCATTCACACAATTGAAGACGTAGCAGCATTTATTCTTGATTTGCTCGATGAGCAGAAAAAAGGCAATCTACCATATGATTTGTGTTTCTTCTGGGATTCAATCGGTTCTGTGCCTTGTGAAATGTCTGTTAAATCTAACAAGAATAACAACGAATGGAACGCTGGTGCTATGTCAACTCAATTTGGTAACAGCGTAAACCAGTTAATTACATTGTCTCGTAAAGAATCTTCTAAATACACCAATACATTGGTTTGTGTTAATAAGGTTTGGACTGCTAAGCCTGAAATGCCAATGGGTCAACCTAAGTTGATGAACAAAGGTGGTTTTGCTATGTGGTTTGATGCTACATTTGTAATTACATTTGGTAATATTGCTAATGCTGGGACATCCAAGATCAAAGCGATTAAAGATGGTAAACAAGTAGAATTTGCTAAACGCACTAACCTTCAGATTGATAAAAATCACATCAACGGTATTACTACTCGAGGAAAAATTATTATGACTCCTCACGGTTTTATTGAAGATACTGATAAAGATTTGAAAGGGTATAAAGACGCTCACGCAGAAGAATGGAAGGCTATTTTAGGTGGAGGTAACTTTGATATTATTGAAGAAACCGATTCCGTAGATATAACTTCTACTTACGAACAAGAACCAGAATAAAAATGGCACATAAGGATTTATTAGAGCTCCTCAACAATATGGATGAGGTTAATGACACTGTATCCTCCCCACATGATCGAGTTCTACTTATTGACGGTCTAAATCTATTTTTTAGGAACTTCGCAATGCTCAATATTGTAAATGAGCATGGTGTTCACGTAGGTGGGTTAGGTGGATTCGTCCGTTCGTTGGGGACTCTAATAAATGCTATTGAACCTACATCTATGTATGTGATTTTTGATGGAGAAAATTCATCAATGAATCGTAAAAATGTCCTCTCAGAATACAAATCAGGCCGTCACCAATCTCGTATTACTAACTGGGAGATTTTTGATGATGTAGGAGATGAGCACGATGCTAAAGTAGATCAAATTGTAAGACTCATTGATTATCTCAAGTGTCTCCCCATCAAAACCATAGCGCTCGATAAGGTAGAGGCCGACGATATTATCGCGCATTTAGCGACGACTATCACAAATAACAACGACAACTCACGCGCGTTTATTGTATCAAGCGATAAGGATTTTATTCAATTGACAAGCAATAAAATTTGTGTATATCGTCCTATTGAAAAGGATTATTATACACCTGATACTGTAAGAGAAAAATTTGGTGTATTACCTGAAAACTTTATTCTGTATAAGGTACTAATGGGTGATGCTTCAGATAAAATCCCAGGAATCAAAGGTTTAGGTATCAAAAAATTACATAAACTATTTCCTGAATTGAATGAACGAAAACTTACCTTAGATGATATTTTAGAAATTAGTGCTGGGAAATACAAGGAAAATATCATATATTCAAGAGTAGTATTTGAAGAAAGTAACCTAAGAAAAAATTATCAAATTATGGATTTACATAAACCGATGATGGATAACTTAGAAAAGCAATACATAGAAGAGCAAATTGAAGAAGATGCTCCTGTACTAAATGCTAAAATGTTCCTCAAATTCTACCAAGAAGATGGTTTGCGCCATCTAATCAAAAACCCAGAGTTCTGGGTTAATAATCAGTTTCGAACATTAAACAGTTATAATAAATGACACTAAGCGAACTCGACAAATATGGTCCTCAATTTCAAGTGAAGGTTTTATCTTCATTATTGAACCATAAAGAGTTTTTAACTAATGTACATGATATATTAGATGAATCTCACTTTACGAACCAAGCACACAAATGGATCGTAACTAATATTTTATCTTATTACGCTAAATATCATACGACTCCTACACCTGAGGTTCTTAAATCAGAATACGAAAAAGTAACAAATGATGTTCTAAAAGTATCAATTAAAGAACAACTTCGTGAGGCATACAAACAAGTTGATACTGATTCAGAATATATTGAAGGTGAATTTTCAGCATTTTGTAAAAACCAACAATTGAAAAAAGCGCTATTAAACAGCGTAGACCTACTTCAGGCACAAGATTATGATTCGATTAGAGCAATTATTGATTCCGCGTTAAAAGCCGGAGCAGATAAAAATTTAGGACACGAATATGTTAAAGATATTGAAGCACGTTATAGAAACGAGCACAGGATTACTGTACCAACCCCATGGACTGAGTTTAACGAACTACTTCAAGGTGGCCTCGGAAACGGAGATTTTGGTCTTATGTTTGGTGGCCCAGGAGCTGGTAAATCTTGGGCACTAGTAGCATTAGCAGGTCATGCTGTAAAAATGGGATATAATGTAGTTTACTACACTCTAGAATTAGGTGAAGATTATGTTGGACGTCGTTTTGATGCTTACTTTACCCAAATCCCAGCTAACGAAATTACATTCCACAAAGATAAGGTTGAAGCAGTTATGACTAAGATACCAGGACAACTTATTATCAAAGGATTTTCTCCAGGCAAAGCCTCTATATCATCTGTTGAATCTCATATCCAAAAATGTACAGATTTAGGGACCAAACCTGATTTGATTGTTATTGATTATGTTGACCTTCTTCGTTCAAAAAGAGTGTCTCGTGAGCGCAAGGAAGAAATTGATGATATTTATACAAGCACAAAAGGATTGGCCCGCGAGCTCAATATCCCAGTTTGGTCTGCATCACAAGTGAACCGTCAAGGCGCTCAAGATGAAGTCATCGAAGGACATAAAGCAGCGGGCTCTTATGACAAAATGATGATTACAGATTTTGCAGCATCAATTAGTCGCAGAGCAAAAGATAAACAAATAGGTATTGGACGTTTTCACATTATGAAGAATCGCTACGGAATGGATGGATTAACTTATGGAGCAAATATTAACATTGCTATCGGTTCTTTCCAATTAGTAGACGAAAATGAACTTGAAGATACCTCACCACAAGAATCTAATTCAAATCAAGGTTTCGCAAATAACAATTTCAGTATGACTGAGATTAATCAGTTGCGTAACATGTTGAATCAATAATTTAATAAACTAAAAATGGCAAAGAAGAAATCTCTATTGCAGGAACGCATCATTTATAAACCTTTTGAATACCCAGAAGCCTATGATTATTGGCTAAAACAACAACAAGCACATTGGTTACACACAGAGGTTCCAATGATGAGTGATTTGAATGATTGGAAACAAAATTTAAATGAAACTGAAAGGAATATTATTGGGTCGATCCTCAAAGGATTTGCCCAAACAGAAACTATTGTAAATGATTATTGGTCAGGTTTAGTAACAAAATGGTTCCGCAAACCAGAGGTTATTATGATGGCTACAACGTTCGGTGCCTTTGAAACAATCCACGCCGAAGCATATTCTTTATTAAATGAAACACTTGGACTTGAAAACTTTGCCGAATTTATGGAAGATGAGGCTACGATGGCTAAAATTGAAAACCTTACTTCTGTTAGGGATAGTTTTAATGGTGAAAAAGATTTGCATGAAATTGCTAAATCCCTTGCCATATTCTCCGCATTTACCGAGGGAGTTAACCTATTCAGTTCCTTCGCCGTACTCTTATCTTTCAAGATGCGAAACAAGCTTAAGGGTGTGGGTCAAATTGTTGAATGGTCTATTAGAGACGAATCAATGCACTCCGAAGCAGGATGTTGGTTATTCAGAACCCTTATCAAAGAACACCCCGAACTAAAAACTCCTGAATTAGAAGCAGCAATCAACGAAGCAGCTTTACTTTCACTAAAACTTGAACTCGACTTTATTAAAAAAGTTTACGAACTTGGTGATTTAGAGGGTTGTAATCAATATGATTTAGAACACTTTATCAAAAACCGAGTAAACACAAAACTAGCAGATCTAGGATATCGTCCTATTATTAGTGATATAGATATGACTGCAGTTGATAGAATGAAGTGGTTTGATCACCTTTCAGCAGGTAAACAACACACTGATTTCTTTGCAAACCGTGTTACTAACTACTCTAAAGGACATATGGAATGGGACGCTTCCGCACTTTTCTAATATTATTTTTATTATCGTTTTCGATGTTTGGAAGTCACCTCTCTGGGGGTGACATCCAATATCGTTATATTGGCGACTCAACTGGTATTGCTCGTCAATACAAAGTAATTCTCCGTTTATACAGAGACGTTACAGGTATTGGTTTACCAACTACTGAAAACGTAACAGTAAGTTCTAACTGCTATGGAAATATAAATGTTCCTGTAACACTTGTTCCAGGTTCAGGTATTGTATCTCCAACTTTATTTGATTGTGTTGTATCTAACCCAACTTATAATAAAACATTAGAGGTTTACATGTATGTTGGTTACGTAACACTCCCAGGTAATTGTAATAGTTATCGCTTTTGGTATCAAAATTGTTGCCGCCCAGGAGGTATTACTAACATAGCAGCATCAAGTGGAGCTGGATTTTATTTTGATGCTGAGTTGGATAATGCTTCACAGGGGCAAAATTCATCCCCAATATTCGTTAGTGAACCAGTTAGAGCATTTTGTGTTGGTAACCCATTTAATTGGAAACAAACCGCAATTGAAGAAGATGGTGATTCAGTAGTATACTCACTTATCAATTGTAGACAAAACGCTTACCCTAACCAAACAGACATCCCTTATTTAGCAGGATGGACTACCCAACAACCTGTAATATCAGCTTACTTTAATATTGACCCTGTTAGTGGTTTAATTACATTTTTACCTACAGCAACAGAAATTGATGTATTATCTGTATTAGTTGAAGAATATAGATTTGATACAATTTGGGGTTATTGGTATAAAGTAGGAACAGCATCTCGTGATATGATGATTAGTATATCCCCTAATTGTAATGCTATTGCCAGTCAAGGTGTTCAATACGATCCTACATTATATCAAATTGATACATTAACTGCTTTACCATTTATTAAAGCAAGTTGTTTTGATACTACATTAACTCTAAAATTTCATATAGCTCTAGACTGTTACTCAGTTAATGCTCAAGATTTTAGAATGACAGGCCCTGATACCCAACCTAGAGCAATCACTAACATCTCAGCTAATTGTGATGTAAATGCTGAGACCGATTCACTTACTCTACACGTACCTTTTAGTTTAGGAATGAATGGTAGATATTTCCTTTATAGTAAAAAAGGACTAGATGGTAATACATTAATTAATAAATGTGGTTTACCAATGGCTGAATTTGATACGATAGTTCTTATTGTAGATGATTGCCCACCTCCACCTCCCCCTGCTCCAATTGGAACAATTGACGAACCATTAGAACCAGCTCCGGGTGTGCCTGATCCTAAACCAATTATTATTCCCAATGTAATTACTCCAAATGGTGACAATCAAAACGATTTATTTGTAGTAAAGAATTTAATGGATTGGCAATATAGAGAACTTATAGTTTTGAATCGTTGGGGACAGGTCGTATATTACGATTATGATTATAAAAACGATTGGAGCGGAACTTACGAAGGTAAACCATTAGCTGATGGTGTATACTTTGGAGTATTGAACATCAGTTATAAAGATATTATAGAACGACACGATTTTAACTTAACTATATTAGATGGAAAATAACATACCTTTAGAATTATTATTACGAAATCTTCTTCGTAGATTATTTAGATGGTTTAAATAAATAAAATGGACAACAATTTAGTAGCAGATTACACAACTTGGGAACGTGGTAAAGACTTCCCTGAATACATGGACGAGGTAGCGCTTAGCACTATTTCAAAAGGTTATCTTCTACCTGGGGAAACTCCCCGCAAGGCATATAGACGAGTTGCCTACGCAGTAGCAAAACGACTAAATCGCCCTGACTTAGAAAACAAGTTTTATAAATATATTTGGAATGGATGGATTGGTTTGGCTAGCCCTGTTCTCAGTAACACTGGGACTGATAGGGGTTTACCTATTTCATGTTTTGGCATTGATACACCTGACTCAATCAGAGGTATTGGACTCACTAACGCAGAACTCATGCGACTCACCTCTTATGGAGGTGGAGTCGGAATTTCACTTAGCAGAATTCGCCCACGAGGAACCGAAATTAGAGGTAATGGTAAGTCTGAAGGAGTAGTTCCTTGGGCTAAAATTTATGATTCAACTATTATTGCTACTAACCAAGGTTCAGTTCGTAGAGGTGCCTCCTCAGTAAATTTAGATATCAACCACAAAGATATTAAAGAATTTTTACAAATCCGTCGCCCTAAAGGTGATCCAAACAGACAATGTCTTAACCTACACCAATGTGTTGTAATTGACGATTCGTTTATGAAGCGCCTAAACGATCGCGACCCAGAAGCAATGGAATTGTGGTTAGAAATTCTTAAATCTAGAGTAGAAACAGGTGAACCTTACATTATGTTTAAGGATAATATCAATAAAGCAAATCCAATGGCTTATTTGATGAATAACCTTGATGTAAGCATGACTAACATTTGTACAGAAATTACTCTCCATACAGATGAGGAACATAGCTTTATTTGTTGTTTATCTTCACTAAACTTAGCTAAGTATGATGAGTGGAAAAACACAGATGTAGTTGAAACAGCTATTTACTTCCTTGACGGTGTAATGGAAGAATTTATTGAAAAAACTAATGGTAAAGAGTCAATGATTCGTTCACACCGTCATGCTAAAAAAGGACGTGCTTTAGGTTTAGGTGTAATGGGATGGCATACATTTTTACAACAAAAAGATTTACCATTCAACTCAATTGCTTCTACAGCATGGACTCATACTATCTTTAGTCAAATCAAACTTGAAGCTGAAGCAGCATCACGTAAATTGGCCCAAGAATATGGTGAACCACTTTGGTGTAAAGGTACTGGTATGCGTAACACTCACTTATTAGCTATCGCCCCTACAGTATCTAACTCACGTATCAACTCATGTTCCGCAGGCATTGAACCCCAACCTGCAAATGTTTATACATTCAATGGTGCTAAAGGTACTTTTATTGTTAAAAATCCTGAATTAGAGAAATTACTTATTGCTAAAGGTCAAAATACAAGTAAAGTATGGGATCAAATTTTAGTTGATAATGGTTCAGTCCAAAACTTACCTCACACAGTATTAACTGAGGATGAAAAAGAAGTATTCTTAACCTTCCCAGAGATTAACCAATTAGCACTTGTTCAACAAGCAGCTATTCGTCAAAAATATATTGACCAAACTCAATCATTGAATTTATCATTTGCACCAACTGATTCACCAAAATGGATTAATCAGGTACACATGGAAGCTTGGAAATTAGGAGTAAAAACACTTTATTATTTACGCACAGACTCAGTGATTAAAGGAGATATTGGTTCTCGTACTGTTGATTGTGTTAGTTGTGATGGATAAAACTAATATGTATAGTAGATAACCAAATTAATTTATTATGAAAAAAGTATTAGATTTTATTAAAAAAATTTACACAATCGTAAAAGATTGGGTAGTAGCTAATGGAATTGAAGGTGTACTAGGCCTTATCGCTGGTCTATTCTTATGGGCCTTTGGTTACAAAGTTTTTGCCGGATTTGCGTTTGGTGTATTTGCTACACGTAATTGGGATTTAGTAAAAGGTTTATTTAAAAAATAAGAAAATCCTTTTGATTTTATATAAAGGGGGTCTCGTTTGGGGCCCCTTTTTAATATTTATAAACAAAATTTTCCTATTAACCTATGCAGCTTTCAAAAAATTTGTCATTGACAGAAGTTACCAATTCAAATACAGCAAAAAGAAAAGGTATTAGTAATCAACCTACCGAAGAACATTTGGTGGCGTTAAAATCCCTTGCTGAAAATATTTTCCAACCTATTCGTGATCACTTTGGAACTCCAATCTGGGTATCTTCAGGTTATCGTAGTGCTGCTTTAAATAAAGCTATAGGTGGATCTAAAACATCTCAACACTGTAAAGGTGAAGCACTCGATTTAGACATGGATGGTAAGGGTTCTCCAACTAACGCAGAAATTTTTAATTACATTAAAGATAATCTCCCATTCGATCAATTGATCTGGGAATTTGGCTCTGATAAGGCACCTGATTGGGTGCATGTTTCGTATAAAAAAGGTGGTCCTCAGAGAGGACAAATTTTAACAGCTAAAAGAAATTCAGCTGGTAAGACTTATTACGAAAATTGGAAATAAATTATGAAAAACTCAATACTTTTAACTATTACAGCAACCGCAACTTCTATGTCATTTATTTGCTCTTATTTCCTCGAGCTCTATATGGGTAACCTTGAGCAATATTTAGGCTTACTTGCGGTCATCTTTATAGATGGATTCTTTGGAATCGCCGCTGGTGTAAAACGTGAAGGATTTGAAACACGTAAAGCAGTTAGAGTATTACAACGTGCTATAACTTGGGTTGTATTTTTAACAGTAATCATAATGGTAGAAAAAGGCTTTGCTGGGACAGCTTGGCTTAGTGAAACAATTATCGTACCGTTCATTATATTACAATTAATCAGTGCCCTAAAAAATGCCTCTATGGCTGGTTTTATTAAAGCAGAGTTATTAAACGAAATTCTGGACCGCATAGATAGGCACAAGGGCACAAGACAATAAGCCTATGTGGAACAAAATTCAAGATAGAATTTTTCCTTTTATAATCGCACTCTCCGCCCTGTCGGTGTCTGCTTCGGCCGCTTTCTATTCAGTTAGCGGCCTTAGCAAACTCTTTGCTGGAGCATCGCTCCAAGTAATCATTATGGCTGGTTCATTAGAAGTAGCCAAATTAGTAATTGCTTCTTTACTCTACCAATATTGGAATGAGATCAATAAAGTATTACGTATTTACTTAACTATAGCAACTACTGTATTGATTTTAATTACATCAATGGGTATCTATGGTTTCTTATCTGCTGCTTATCAAGAAACAGCTAATAAAGCAGGCAACGTAGATGCCCAAGTAGCTTTAGTAGAAACAAAGCGAGATAATGTTAGAGACCAGTTAGCGGTATATAATGCGGAAAAAAGCACCATTAACGGGGCAGTAGCTG